TTCCTATTCGAATTGAATTTCTATGTGTATTACTTATTCCGTCTATTATTGTTAAATACGAACCAACATCACCAAAGTTTTTCACATAGGCATAGCGTGAAGCGTTGTTTTGTGTGTAGTTTGTTCCTGCGGTACTTGGATTAAAATTCGTATCAAAATATGCGCTTGTAGTACTATTTGCGGTTATTCCTTGATTTGAAGAATAAGTAGTTGAATTATTTGTGCCTTGTTGTAACAACTTCCAATCTACACTTGCAAAGTCCAAGTCTCCGTCACCCGCAAACACGAATAAACTATCTAATTTTGCCCAAACTCCCGCAGTTTTTAAATCAACTAAAAGTTTGTTTTGTAATTTAGAAACCGCTAAACTTGGTGCTACTCCAAAACCACTTGTATAAACTTCTTTATAATTAAAGTCGTAAATATAAATTGAATTGCTATCAGCTAAACCACTTCCCGAAGCGTTTATTGCCGTTACTTTGCATTTTACTTCAAAGTCTGCATCCGCTTGAACTAATGTGTAAGAAGAAGAAGTTGCACCGACAATTAACGTTGTGTTTCTATACCATTGATAAGTAAAACTTGTTGGTGTATTTGACCACGTTCCGTTCGTAGTTGTTAAAACAGTTGTTACATAATCTGAACCCGAAATAACAGGCGCAACCGAATTAACTGGAGTTGTTGCAGAAGCTCCAATTATATCTGTTCGTCCTGCGTTACTACTTGCATAAACAGAACCCCAACCAATTGTGTTGTTTACTTTACCTTTGCCCCAACCAATATTATTATTAGCCGCTCCGTCGCCCCAACCGTTACTATTTGCCATTTTGTGTTTCTTTAAGAGATTTCAACTCATCATACATAGCAATTAGCTGTGCTTCTTTTTGAGCAATTAGTTCATCTTGAGTAGGCTCTTCTACTTCTATAAAAACAACTTCAACAAGTCCGTTCTTATCATAAATTTCATTTCTTATTTGTGCCATAATTATGTTGCTTGTAAATTTATTATACCAAAATTCGGTGTTGCTGTTGATAGAGTAGCTGTGCCAAGTGTAGATGGTGCAGTAGGAAAAGTTGCAGCTACAGTAACAGAAGTAAAAGATGTAGTATAAGTACTTCCAGATATTGGAGTCATTTGTGCAGCATCAAATGTATTTGGTTGCACCGATAAATTACTATAATAACCTAACCAATAAGTTGTACCTGCTGTAAATGTAAAAGATGTAGTATATGTTTTAATTCCTGTTGTACTACAATCTAAACTTGTACTTTCTATTAATTTAGAACTTGGCACACCATTTAAATCTGAATATACAAGTATCCTTATTAATCCACCAAATAAAGCACTTCCTATAGTCATTTGAAGATTTGAAATTGTTATTGAATTTGCAGGGATAAAAGGATATAAAGAAATGGAATTAGCTGTCGTAGATGAAAATGTATTAACAGCTACACCTGTAGTTCGCACATTATATAACCTACCTGAAACAGGCTTTGTTAATATATGCACTCCACTACTTATTAACAAGTCACCACTGCCTAAAACAGAACTACCATTAATACTTTTAATGTTATTAGCACTTACAAGAGTAGGTTGTAATGCTAAATCACCACTGCCTAAAATTGTAGTGCTGTTAATACTTTTGATATTAGTACCACTTACTAAAGTAGGTTGTAACCCATTAACTACATTTGCACCTGTTACCGACTTTGTTACATAGCCACCTGCACCATTACTCTCACTAATTTCTATTAAATCAGTAGAAGCTATTGCCGTTCCTTTTGCTGTTAATTGACTAATTTTTTGGTCTGCCATTTTATTTTTTTTTATTCTATTTGTCTCTTATTGTTATTTTCTGTTACTCTTTGGTTGTTTATTTCTGTTATTCTGTAAGGTAAAAAACCTGTTATATTGCCTATTCCTTGCGCTTGTAAACTTCCGTTACAACACTTTATAGAATAGCTTTTTCCGTCTTTACATAGACAACCACGTTGACCGCCTTTTGGACTTGTTCTTGAAGGTAAAGAACCCCAACTACTTCCCATTTTTTATAATATTTAAGTAAGTCTTTAACTTTACGATGTTAACTTCTTTTGGTTTATATGTTCTTAAATGTACCATCCTGTATAATTGTTGTTTGTGTCTGGAAACATATCGCTATCCGAATTACTATTGTATTCAGGAAACAAATCATTGTTATTACTTATATAGTCAATAAAACGTTGTGTGTAGTGTTGTGCTATTTGTGTTTCCTTTTCAATTAAAAAGTCTATTTCGTTTTTTTCTACGCTCGTGCTATTTTCGGAATTATGTTTGTAAACCCCTTTGTTTGAAATCGTATAAGCTGCAAACGGCAAATAATATTTCATAGCTAAATGAATAAGCATCGGCTTTAAATAAACGGTTGTAAGCGTTAAATAATTGCCCGTTAACGTACTTGCTATGATGTCCGCTTTTATCTTGTTTAATAGCTTTGTTCCTGTGAAATTTTGCAAGTCTGTATCTTGTGCTATCTTTATATATTGTATAAAATTGTCCGTATCAACGTTTCCGTTTAACGAAGTAAATTTAACAAGGTCTTGTCGTGTTATTAAAAGTGCTTCAGCCATTATCGTGTAATTTGTCTTTTTGTTTGTGGGTTGCTTGGTAAAAATCCGTGATTTGGCATATCTACAGGTCTTTGTGAAACTAATGCAGGGTTGGTAATTACATAACCAAATTTTTCAGCTTTTGATTGTGCTAATTTTTTTGTTTTTTCAGTTATATTTAGTCCAGTTCCTTCAAAGACTGCGTAGACTTGTTTGTTCCAACGGTGGTGACAATTTCCACCGCCTTTATACAACCAAATTGAATAAGTGTCAGCACCTTTTGCACCCCAACCTGCGTTAACAACTTGTGTACTCATATTTAAAATATCTTCTTTTCGGTAAATTTTATTTGCTGCTATCATTTGTGTGCAAAACGGTCTTGTTTCGCCTGTAATAACTGCACCTACAAATTTGTATCTTACAACAAACTTTACTCCGTCAATAGTTTTGTCTTGTCTGCTTGTTATGTTTGGTCTTGCTTCGCCTGTTGAAACCAAGTTAACAATTTTAGATAACAAACTTTGCGTTGGTTCTTTACTCAATAACTCGTTTTCTTTATCGTCATTTTCGTAGTCAACTTCTTTTTCGTCTATAAGCACCCAATTTTCTTGTGGGTATTCGCCTAAATCAATTAATTTATTTGTGTGTGCGCTTAATTCCGTTCCTGTTTCTTCAGCAACTTGTTCTTCGTTTTGTGTGTTTTCTAAATCAGTAAACTCCAAAGGTTGTAAAGTCTTAAAGAATAACTTTAATGCAACTCCGTTGTAAGCTAAAATGCTATCAAAAGCGTCTAATAATTCTTCTTGAAATGGTCGTATCACCATATTGTCAAAAAGTACACTTGAATTCTTTAATTCGTCTGCGTTTGAACTAAACCCATTTGCTGAAGCAACTCCAAATAATAAAGGACTTGTAACGTTGTGCCCTAACATAATTTTGCGTAAACATTCTTCGCTCAAATATGTATAGTGTTCTGGTGCGTCGTTTAAAGGTATGTCTTCAACTGTTGTTTTGCTTTCAGCGTTGTTGTTAAACGCAACAATAACTTTTTGCCCCCTACTTCCTGTTAGTTTGCTTAAAACCTTATTTGAAATTATTTGTTGTTGTTCGTCTGTTGGAACTCCGTTGTTAAAATTTACAACTTTAGTTCCGCTAAAACCGTTCTGAACTTCGTTAATTAAATAGTCGGCAATTTCTTCTTCTAAAAGTGTGTAAGGTAACGCACCTTGATAGTCAGGATATGCGTAATATTTCATCCCAACCGAATAAGGTTTAGAAAATAATATTTCTATTTTGTCTTTTGAATATCCAAAAGCGTTAAATCTAATTGGCGCAAACTTCTTTGTATCGTCCCAATTGTCGCTGTAATAATAACCTGTTATGTTTCCGTCTTTATCGCATTTTTCAGCTCGTAATAAATTAACAGGAATATGATATGCTTTTAATATTTTATCGTGCTTGTCGTTGTAGTGTACTTG